CGGTTGATGCTGCATACTGACGCGCGTTCCATTGTCTCGCGTGGTGATCGCCTGTTCTCGCAGAAATCACCACTGGACAGCCGGAATCAAGATATCGCTGACCACTTCTACCCTGAGCGGGCTGACTTCACGGTTACGCGGTCTTTGGGCGAGGATTGGGCGGATCACCTGACAACCGGCTATCCGTCTATGGTGCGGCGCGATCTTGGCAACTCCTTGGGTTCCATGCTGCGACCAAAGGGCCAGCCATGGTTTCACGTCAAGGCCGGGCGTGAGGACGAAAACGACCAGATTGACCACGAGGCGCGCAAGTGGCTTGAATCCGCGACCAACGCACAGCGCCGCGCGATGTATGATCGCAAGTCGCTCTTCACGCGGGCAACGAAAGAGGCTGACCACGATTTTGCTGCATTTGGCGGGGCGGTCATCACGACCGAACTGAACCGCCGTGATAACACGCTGCTCTATCGCTGCTGGCATTTGCGGGACACGGCCTGGGCCGAAGACAGCTACGGGCAGATCGGGGAAATTCACCGCAACTGGAAACCGACCATTGAAGAGTTGTGCCAGTCCTTCCCGTCAACGGTGCATGCTAAAGTCACTGAGCGGCGTGAAAAAGAACCGCATGAAAAGGTGCTTGTGCGTCATTGCGTGATCCGCGCTGACCAATATACCGGCACCAAGTTTCGCCAGCCATGGGTGTCGCTGTTCATTGACTGCGAAAACCAGTCCATCCTTGAAGAGCGCGGCTCGTGGACGCAGATTTACACCATCCCGCGTTGGGCCACGATTTCCGGTTCGCAGTACGCCTACAGCCCTGCATCGCTGATTGCCCTGCCGGATGCGCGGTTGTTGCAGGCGATGACACTCTCGCTGCTTGACGCTGGTGAACGCGCTGCCAACCCGCCCATGGTCGGTGTGGCGGAAGCCATTCGCGGCGATCTGAACGTATATGCTGGCGGGTTCACGGCGGTTGATGCGGAGTATGATGAACGGCTGGGTGAGGTGCTTCGCCCGCTGTCGCAAGACAAGTCTGGTCTGTCTTTCGGCATGGATCTTTCCGAACGTACCGCAAAGATGCTGCGCGAGGCGTTCTACCTCAATACGCTGTCGATGCCGCCTGCGGAAGGGCGTGACATGACGGCCTATGAGGTCGGCCAGCGGGTGCAGGAATACATCCGCAATGCTCTGCCGCTGTTCGAGCCGATGGAAAACGACTACAACGCCACGCTCTGCGACATCACCTTCGATACGATGCTGAAAGCAGGCGGATTTGGCCCGCCGGACAACATCCCGGCGTCCATTCGCGGTCAGGAAACCACGTTCGCGTTTGAATCGCCTCTGGCGCAGATGATCGAACGCCAGAAAGGCCAGAAGTTCCTTGAGGCCAAGGCTATGATTGCCGAAGCCACGGCGATTGATCCGGCTGCGGTCCAGATCATGGACTTCAAGGCAACCCTGCGTGACGTGTTGAATGGCATCGGTGCCCCGGCCAAATGGCTGCGCTCGCCTGAAGATGTGAAGGCCGCAGAAGATGCACAGGCGGCACAGGCTCAGGCCGCGCAGTTGCTCGGCACCATGCAACAAGGCGCGGACGTGGCTGAAACGCTGGGCCGGGCCAGTCAGTCGCTGGGTGTGATGTGAAGAGGCGCGACCCTGCGTGGCTACCGGCCCGGTACGATGTGACGGACATCTATGCTTTGCAGGCAGTGTTTCAGGGCATTGCTGATCCATCGCAGCAACGCCGCGCGCTTGATTGGATCATCAACGCCGCAGCGGAAACATATGAACTTTCGTTCCGGTCAAACGATGCGGGCGGGGAACGGGAAACGGCGTTCGCTGAAGGCAAGCGACACGTTGGAATGCAGATCGTCAAGATGATCAACATGCCGCCGGACTTGGTGGCGAAACTCAGGAGCAAAGATGGCTGATACTGTAACCCCGGCCCCGGCAGCGGACAACCCGGCAGGACAAGTAGCGGATCAAGACACGGTGCAGGGTGCCGATACGCTCGCAGGCCAAGACACACTTGCAGGCGCTGATACCATCGCTGGCGGTGAAGACAACGTTGTTGCCCCGGATTGGCGCGAAGACTGGCGCGATCTGATGGCGGGCGGCGATGAAAAAGAACGCAAGCGGCTGGATCGGTTCCGCAGCCCCGTCGATGTTTACAAGTCCAACCGTGAGTTGGAAAAAAAGCTGTCCTCGGGCGACGTGAAGGCCAAGCTTCCGGCGGATGCCACGCCAGAACAGATCGCGGCATGGCGCAAGGACAACGGCATTCCCGAAAAGCCCGATGGCTATCTGGAAAAGCTGCCGTCCGGTCTGGTGATCGGCGACGACGACAAGCCCATGTTGGAAGGCTATCTCGCAGAGGTTCACGGAGCCAATGCCTCGCCGGAAGTTGTGGCGAAGACGCTGGATTGGTACTACCGGCAACAGGATATCGCCGCCGCTGCTCAAGCTGATGCTGACAAGGTATTCAAGCAATCGGCAGAGGATGCGCTTCGGGCTGAATGGGGCGCAGAATATCGCGGCAACGTCAACTCGATCATGTCGTTCCTTGATGCCGCCCCGCCAACAGATGACGGCAGCCCGCTCAAGGGCCTTCTGATGGGTGCAAGGCTTTCGGATGGGACATTGCTGGGCAACAACCCAACCGCGCTGAAATGGCTTGCCAGCCTTGCGCAAGAGGCCAACCCGGCAGGGTTCATTGCCCCCGGAGCAGGCACTTCGCAACTGAGCGTTGTTGAAGATGAACTGAATGGAATTCGGAAGGTGATGCGGGAAAACCGCCACATCTACGATAAAGACGAGAGGATGCAGGAGAGATTCCGCGTTCTTCTCTCTGCGCAGGAAAAGCTGCGCAAATAGCACGACAACGACGCCCCTTGAATAGCCAGAGCGGCCCGAAAGGCAACCCGCAAGGCAACCGCAAGGACAACCAGAATTGGCCGTGCCTCTCCCCTGAAACTCTCAGATATGAGGCAAACCAATGGCAGATACTGCTTTCAAGACGCAGTATCGCGAAGAATTCATTGCTGGCTTTGAACAGGGCCAGTCGCTTCTCCGCGATGCTGTGACGACTGAGGCCGTCATCAACGGCAACACCGCAACCTTTCTCGTCGCCGACAGCGGCGGGGCAACCGCGACCACGCGCGGCGTCAACGGTATGATCCCGTCGCGCGCCGACAACCTGACCCAGACCTCTGCCACCCTAGCGGAATGGCACGATCTGGTGCGCAAGTCGGGCTTCAACATCTTCGCATCGCAGGGCAACCAGCGCGCGATCATGCAGAAAACGACCATGGGCGTGATCAACCGCAAAATGGATCAGGACATCCTGACCCAGTTGAACACCGGCACTGTGGACACGTCCACAGCGACGACTGCTTCGCTGGCTTTGGTGCTGAAGTCCAAGACCATCCTTCAGATTGCTGGCGTCCCGTGGGACAACAACATCATGGCGGTGGTTTCCCCGGCCTTTGAAGCGTACCTGCTTCAAATCGCCTCCTATTCCTCGGCGGATTATGTGAATCTGAAGCCGATGGAAGGTGGCAACGGCTGGACCGACAAGCCGAAGGCCCGGCGCTGGCTCGACATCAACTGGATCGTTCACCCGAGCGTTCCCGGCGTCGGCACCAACGCGGAAAAGTGCTTCATGTTCCACAAGTCGGCAATCGGCCATGCGGCCAACACCGGCGGCATGTCCACGGCGATTGGATACGAAGAAGAGCAGGATTACTCGTATTGCCGCGCAAGCGTCTACATGGGTTCGGCACTCCTGCAAAACACGGGCGTTGTGGTGATGAACCACGATGGCTCGGCATATGTGGGGGCTTGATCCATGGCTTATGCAACGACAAACCCGCCCGTCCTCGTCATTGAAGGCGGCATGAACGGCCAGAATAAAATCTGGTTCTATCGCTCGGTTGACGCGGCCACTTTGGTTCGTGTCGCCGGTTACTTCACCAACGGCTATGACCTCGGGATGCGCTCCGGCGATCTGTTGATTCAGGTTGATACGGACGCTTCCCCGCTGTCGATGCAGTTGATGATCGTCAACGCCGCAACCGCTTCTGGCGGTGTGGACGTTTCGGATGGGTTGGCCGTAACGGCAACCGATACCGACTGACAAAGTGGGCGGCGGGGAAACTCGCCGCCTTTCCTCATCTGAATGGGAATCAACATGGCACGAAAACCGCTTCGGCTTCTCCCTGCCGATCATGCGCGCGTGGTCTATCATTTTATGCCCGAAGTTGGGGTTGATCCGGCTGAACTGCTGGCCCCCGGCTATTGGTCAAACGTGGCTTCAACGCTGCGCCCCGGCGATGAAATCATTGTCATTCCCGAAGACGGCGCATGGCGTTCGCATCTGATCGTGCGGGCTTCTGCCAAGGTAGAGGCGACGGTGCAGCAACTGTCGCTGGTGCAATTGGGCGAGGCCGTCTGCGAAGAAATCGGCGCTTACAAAGTCGCGTTTCGTGGTCGCGCCAAATGGGGCGTGGTCAAGCAGGAAACCGGCGAAGTGCTGAAAGACGGCATTGAGACGAAAGAAGCCGCCGCGTTGTGGATGGCTTCGCACATGAAAGAGATGGCCTGATATGACCGTTTCGTCGGATGTCAAGCTCGCGCTCTATAACGGGGCGCTGCGGCGTCTCGGCTCGCGCGAACTGGCGTCACTGACGGAAAACCGCGAACCCCGGCGGGTGCTGGATGGCATCTGGGGTTCGACGGATCGCGTGGTGAAAAAGGCGCTGGAAAAGGGCGAATGGAACTTTGCGATCCGCACGGTTGAAGGCATCTATTCTACCACGGTAGAGCCGGACTTCGGGTTCCGCCGTGCATACGACAAGCCGGATGATATGCGCCGGTTGGCTGCATTGTCGGCTGATGAATATTTCAGTCGCCCTTTGATCAACGCTCAGTATGTTGACGAGGCGGGATATTGGTTCACCGATCTGGACACGCTTTTCGTGCGGTATGTCTCTGACAACTCCGCCTATGGGTTGAACTCTGCGGCATGGCCGGAAGCGTTCAAGGAATACATCGAATGCGATCTGGCATGGGAAGCCTGCGAACGGATCACCAACGCCATGGCCAAGCGCGACAGAATCGAACGCGACAGAATGAATGCGCTAAAATCGGCAAAGTCGAATGATGCCATGGCGGAAGGGGTGAAATTCCTGCCGCATGGGTCATGGAGCAGATCGCGGCAGGGTCGTTTTGGGCGCAGGGATCGGAGCTTTCTAGGCTAATGGCAATCCCATCCAAAACACGCGATGTCCTTGCAATCTTCAACCGGGGTCTGATCGGTCGTTTGGCCGTCGCCAGAACCGATGTGGCGCGCGTTGCACTTTCGGCTGAAGTGCAAACCAACTGGATGCCGCGCACGCTTGGCTCAATGATGGTGCGGCCCGGCTTGGAATACATCGACGAATGCGCGGGCGATGGGGCATTGATCCCGTTCGTGTATTCCACGACAGACACGGCAATTTTGGAACTGACCGCAGGCCAGATGCGGATTTGGGATGGCGGCGATACCTTGGTGACGCGGGTTGCCGTGGGTGCATCCATCAGCAACGGCAGTTTCGGCACTAACCTGACCGGATGGACGGATGCAGATGACGCTGGGGCGGCATCGGCTTGGGCGACTGGCGGCTTTATGTCGCTGGTCGGCACTGGCTTTAACTCGGCACGGCGCAGGCAGTCTGTCGCGGTCACATCCGGGGATGAACCAAAGGTTCATGCTCTCAGGATCGTAATCGAGCGCGGGCCGGTCCTGCTGCGCGTTGGCTCAACGGCTGGGGATGACGACATCTTCCGGCAATCGGTACTTCGCACGGGAACGCATAGCATTGCCTTTGCCCCCGGCGCTGCGGCGTTTCATATCGAACTGTCCACCTCCGTCACATATCCGGCTTTGGTGGATAGTATCGCGGTGGAATCGGCGGGTATTTTGACGGTCCCTACGCCTTGGGCCGATGCGAGCGCCTGCAAGGCTGTGCGGTGGCAGCAATCATCTGACGTGGTGTTCTGCGCCTGCCATGGGCAACGACAAAGCCGGATTGAGCGGCGGGTCAATAATTCGTGGTCCGTGGTGGATTACACCGCCAATGATGGGCCATTCCTTGTTGAAAACGTGGAAAGTATCCGCCTTACTCCAAGCGCGCTGACGGGCGAGATCACACTAACATCGTCGCGCAGCTTGTTTCAGGCTGGGCATGTGGGCGCTATCTTTCAACTATCTTCGCAGGGTCAGCTTGTAGAGGAATCGTTGATTACGGATGACCAATGGTCGGATTACATCCGTGTCGTTGGGGTGGAAACTTCGCGGAAATTTACGGTCAGGCGGTCGGGAACTTGGTCTGGCACTCTGCGGTTGCAGCGGTCAATCAGTGAACCCGGGTCATGGGCTGAGGCTGGTACGTTTTCCACAAACGGATCGTATGTTTGGGATGACGAGCTGGACAACTCGATCTGCTACTACCGCATTGGTTTTGGGGTTGGAGATTACACCTCGGGCACGGCAAATGTGTCCCTTGAATTTTCATCTGGTTCGATCACGGGCGTTGTGCGCGTAACGGGTTATACAGATGCAACGGAAGTGGATGCGATTGTTCTGACCAATCTTGGCAGAACTGATCCAACCGAAGTTTGGTCGGAAGGCGCATGGTCTGATGTGCAAGGCTGGCCAGATGAAGTGGCTCTTTTTGAGGGACGCATGTGGTGGTCTGGGCAAGGCCGCAATTATGGGTCTTATCCAGATGGCTTTTCAATCTTTGATCCCAGCATTGAAGGCGATAGCCAGCCGATCAACCGCCGTGTAGGCGAGGGAGCGGTCAACTCGACAAACTGGATTCTGCCGCTGCAAAACCTGATCATCGGGACAGATGGCGCCGAGTGGTCTATTCGCTCAACGTCACTGGATGAGCCGATTACGCCGTCCAACTACAACGTCAAGGCGCGCACCACAAAAGGCTCGGCGGCGGTTCCGGCGGTCATCGCCGACAACAGCGGGTATTTCATCGGGCGCACGGGTGAGACTGTTTTTGAACTTGCCTACGATGCGCAAAGCTATGGTTACACGGCACTTGATGCCATGATGCTTGTGCCTGAATTGGGAGAACCCGGGTTGCGCCGGTTGGGAGTCCAGCAAACCCCAGACCTTCGGCTGCATGTGGCGCGTAATGACGGCACGGTGGCCATTCTGGTGCGTGACAGCGCGGAAAACGTGCTTTGCTGGGTGGAAATGGAAACAGACGGAGCCGTTGAGGATATTACGGTACTGCCGGGTGTAGCAGAGGATCGGGTTTATTATCGGGTGCGGCGGACAATCGACGGCACTGATGTGCGGTATCTTGAACGCTGGGCGCTGGAAAGCGAATGCCGGGGCGGTGCGCTGAACAAAATGGCCGACAGCTTTGTGACCGGCACTGGCGCAATCTCGGGCTTGGATCATCTGGAAGGCGAAACAGTTGTCATCTGGGGTGATGGCGTTGATCAGGGTACGGCGGTTGTGGCGAGTGGGGCTGTTGACCAAACCTACACGGCCTGGTGCGCGGGCCTGCCTTATACGGCGCAATACCAATCAGCAAAACTGGCTGGGCAGACGGCCTTGGGGCTTTCTCTGACGCAGCGCTCGCGGGTTAACTCGATTGGCCTTGTCTTGGCTGATACACACGCTCAGGGGCTGCGCTATGGGCCTTCTTTTGAGACTATGGATGATCTGCCCTTGGTGGAAAGTGGTGCGACTGTTGATCCTGACAGCGTTTGGGAATCCTACGACGAGGGCATGATTGAATTTCCGGGGGATTGGTCAACCGACAACCGGGTGTGTTTGGAAGGCGCAGCACCTCGCCCCTGCACGGTGCTGGCGGTGGTGCTGAATGTTGACCGCCAAGATCACGACTAGGCCCGCCACGGCTGAAGATGTACTGGGGTTCTATGGCAAGATGCCACCGCGATCTGTGCGGGCATGGGTAATGGAAAAAGACGGGGCTGTTGTCGGGATAGCTGGCTATTTCTTGGCGGGCGGGCGGGCGGTGATGTTCTCTGACATGAGCGCGCCCATTCCTGCCATAGCGATCTGGCGGGCAAGCGTGGCGCTGATGAAGTCCATGCAGCTTCCCGCGATCTGCGTTGGTTCTGAGCAATCAGCGCCGTTTCTGAAGCGCCTCGGGTGGGCGCACGTTGGCAATTCCTCGGACGGCTTGATTTTCGAGTGGAGCAGGTGAATTCATGGCGACACTTCTACTGACCGGCCTTGCCAAACTCGGGTTGTCGGGTGCCTTGGCCGCTGGCGGCACGATTCTAAGCACGGCTGGGGCAATCCAGCAAGGCAACGCTGCCAATGCGGCTGCGGAATATAATGCGCGGCAACTCGAAGCATCGGCCAAGACGGAAAAGGCGGCAGCGCAGCGGCAAGCCAACGAGCAGACGCGGCAAAAGGAACTGGTTCTAAGCCGCGCGCGGACAGTAGCTGCGGCGTCTGGCGGTGGGCAGGACGTACCGCTGATGGGCCAGATCGAAGAGGATGGCCAACTGCGCGCCCTGACGGCGCTGTGGGAGGGCGACGAGGCTGCGGCTGGTCGCAGTTCCCAAGCGGCGGCGGCGCGCTTTGAGGGTAAGCAGGCGAAGCGTGCGGGCGTGGTGCGCGGCCTGGCGAGCGGCCTGACAACGCTAGGTGAACTGACAACGCTAGGTGAAGGTGGCTCGTCTCTCTATGAGAAATATTGGTAATGGCTACGCTTCCTGACGTCTCCGCCATTCGACCGGCTCCGCGCCCATCGCGGGCGATTGCGCAAATATCTCCCGGTGCGGCTGGTGCCGTTGGTGGGGCTGTTGAGCAATTGGGCGCAAAGGCCAATCTGCTTGGGATGCAAATCCTTGACCGGGAAGCCACGGCTGCGGCCAAGGATGCGGACGCGGCGGCGGCGGATAAAATCCGGTCCCTGCTTTATGATCCCGAAACCGGCTTTGCAAACCTGCAAGGCGGGGATGCTGTGGCCGCGCGTGAGCGGGTCATAGCGCAGATTGATCAGATTGCCTCGGCCTCAATGGAAGGTCTGGGCAAAGAGGCGCAACGCAAGCTGAAGGATTCGCTGGATGCGCGCAAAGAGCGGGCGCTGGCAACGATTGACGGCCATACCGCAGATCAGCGCAGGACATGGATTGAAGGTGGGCGCGATGCGCGCATTCAATCGGCCTATCAGGACGTTCTGGCTGATCCTGGCGTGACCGATACCGAATTGCTGCGGATCGAGGGTGAACTGCGGGGCCGGGCGGCTGACCAGGGATGGGATGCGGCCAAGACAGAATTTGAGGTCACGAAGGCCCGGTCAACCGTTTATCGTGGCGTTGCTGAAAAGATTGCGGCTGTTGATCCTGAGGGTGCGGCAGCATATTTGCAGCAAAACCGCAATAATATGCTTGGTTCCGATGTGACCGATCTGGAAATGAAACTGATCCCGCTTGCCAAGGCTGCGGAAGGTCGGCGGATTGGGGCAGCGGTTGCCGGTGGGTTGCCTGTCTACAGCTATGACACCAAGATTGACTACGCGATGGGTCCAGCGCGGCCAAACAAACCGGAACAGCCTATTTTGGATGTGATCGGCAAGTCGGCTGAAGATGTGTTCGGTAAGGGCGCGCGGATCGTCGTCACCTCGGGGCAAGAGAACGAAGGCGAACAACACGGGTCCAATCGTCACGGAACGGGGCTTGCCGCCGATATTTCGATCTATCGTCCTGATGGCTCTCTGGTGAAAGCGACCGACGCTGATATGGCAATGTTTGCCCGCGCTGCGGCGAAGAATGGTGCGCTGGGGATTGGCTTTGGTGCGGAATACATGGGTGGTGATCATATTCATGTAGATCTTGTCACGCCGGGCGCGGGGCAAGCAAACACTTGGTCATCCGGGGCCAATGCCATCAAAGATCAACTGGTCGCGGAAATGGCAGGGCGCAAAGCCGCCGGAAATATGTCGATGGCAGAGGTTCTGGACATTCCCGATCCGGCTGTACGCGCGGCGGCTATTGATGAGTTGAATTTGCGATCATCTGCCCGCGAAGGTGAGCGCAAAGCCACCCTCGCCGCTGCCTCCAACGCCGCATTTGGCTACATCGAGCATGGTGGAAGCCTCAACGACTTGACCTATGACGAGACGGTTGCCATTGGCATGGAAGGGATGACTTCTCTTCGGGCTTATGAGCGCAGCGTGCGCGCAGGTTTTCCGATTGCCACCGATCCGGTTGCTTATGCCAACCTGACGACGCTGCAACTCACTGATCCTGTCGCCTTTGGGCGCGAAGCGGCCAGCGGGTTTGCCAATTACGCCAATTCTCTCAGCCCCGCAGATCGCAAGTCCTTTGTGGACAAAGCCGCAAAACCGCCAACTGCGATTGAACGCGCCTCGGCGGCAACGCTGATGGGCATCGCCGAAGATCGGCTGAAATCGGTTATCGCCAAGCCGACGCCGGTTCAATCTGCCACCATGCAAACCCAACTGCTGCAATGGCAGGAATCGTTCATCGCGCAGAACGGCAAGAACCCGTCGCAGTTGGAAATTGACCAACAGGTCGGGCGGTTGCTTACGCCGCTGGTGATCAACCCGCCGGGTATGGGTAACGAATTTGACGGTACGGCAATGGAGGCGTCTGCATTGGTGATTGACGAGGCCGGGCTGGTGCAGAGCGACATGACCATTGGCGGGGTGACTGTGCCGCCATCCGTGATGCAAGAGCAAGTTGACCTGATTAAGGCCGCTGGCGGGGTTCCGACTGCTGCGGCTGTAACCGAACGCCTGATGGCGCTGATGGGTGGCAACTGATGGGCGCGACCGAAGACTGGCTGGCAAGCATCGGGGCCACAACCGGCGCAAAGACAGCGCTGGTGTTGTCGGCTGACCCGCGTTCGCCAGATGAATTGGCTGGTCACGCCAAGATCGGCGCGCAGCTCGGTCTTCCGCCTATCGTCATCGGATCAGACCCGGAAGCGTTCAAAGCGCGGGCGGCTGAAAAGTCCATTGCCGATGCGGTCACGGATGCGCCGAAAACGGCGGCATGGCTGCAAAACCGCGACAACGGCGGTATTGCCAAGGATGATGTGGCCAATCTGTCATGGTTCGAAAAGGGCCTGAAGGATTGGGAAGCCAGCGGCGACACGGGCGTATCGCGGGCTATCGTGCGGGGCACCAAATCCCTTGCAGGCAGTATGCAAGGGTTCGGCGCAATCCAGTCAGCTATTACGGCGGCTGACATTGGCCTGACCAAGGAGCAGATCATTGCGCGCGAAGTCGCGGCACTTGGGCCAAACCCTGATGTCAGCATGGTCGCGGCTGCGCAACAGGCGGCGCTGATCAAGTATGATGCCGTCTCGGGTATGACCGAAGAAGAAAAGGCCGCGATGTTGCAGGGGGCCAGTGGCCGGTTGCAGATCGCGCGGGACACGCTGGCAAAGGCGGCGGCTATTCCCCGCTCTGGCATCGCGCAAGAGGGCGCTGATACTTGGGCTGCTGCGCCGAATACGCTGATGGGCAAGCTTGGCACCATTGCGCAAAACCCGGCGGCTGTGCTGGCCTTCCTTGGGGAAACGGCGGCGGAAAGCCTGCCCGCGCTTATCCCGGCGACGGTGGCGACTTTGGCAACCCGTAGCCCTGTGGTTGGTGCTGGCGTCATGGGGGCGACCTCTGGCTACTTGACGGCTTCTACGGAAGCGATGGGGTTTCTTGAAAGCCGTGGCATCAAAATGGAAACGCCGGATGATGTTCTGGCGGTGCTGTCCAATCAGGAATTGATGCTTGAAGCCCGCCAATATGGCTTGGACAAGGGCCTGATTGTTGGTGCGCTGGATACCCTGTCCGGTGGTGTTGCAGGCAAGACGCTTATGAAGTCGCCAGTTGGGGATGCTATTGCCCAAAGCGTTACCCAGGCGTTGTTTGGCGGCGGTGGCGAGGCTCTGGCGCAACTTGCCGTCGATGGCCAACTGGATTGGGGCGCTGTCCTGATTGAAGGGCTTGCGGAGTTTGTGACGGCCCCGGCTGAAATGGTTTCGGTGGGTCGCGGCTGGCTGAAATCCTCGGCGGAAAAGGCTGCTCGGGCAGGAACAACGGCGGGCAAGATTGAAGCCATCGATAAGATGGCAGCGGAATCCAAGGTCAAGGCACGGTCGCCGGAAAAAATGGCCGATCTGCTGGATCGGGTGATGGACGGCAAGTCGCTGTACGTTCCTGCTGATGATCTGAACGAACTGTTCCAAGCCAAGGAATTTGGCCCGGCTGATTGGGGCATTGATCCGGCAACCTTTGAGGAAATGCTGGCCTCTGGCGGTGATGTCGCCATTCCGGCGGCAACCTATGCCAGCAAAATCACAGGCACGGAAAACGCGGACTGGTTCAAGCAAAATGCCAAGACCTCTGTCGGCGAAATGTCGGCGGTGGAGGCCACACGGTTCAATGAGGAAGTGCGCGGCATCATTGAAGAACTGATGGCGCAAGCGGATGCTGACCGCCAGTCGATGCAAGAATTGCGCGCCTCGGATGTGCAGGTCAAAGATCAGCTTTACACCATGCTGCGCGAGGCCGGTCATACGAAGGATGTGGCCGATACCAACGCGCGGGTAGTAGCGGCGGCAATCCGCACCATGGCGCAGCGCAGCGGTCAAGACCCGCTTGATATGGCAAAACGGTTCGGATTGGAGGTCAAGGGGCCGCAGACCAATGAAATGCGTCGTCGTGGCAATCTCGACATTGCGCTGAATACGCTGCGCAAGGGGGCAGTGCAGAAGCCTGGCGCATCGCTGATGGATTTTGTTATCGGCAATGGTGGATTGCAGGATACTGGTGGCGATCTGGCCGCGATGGATGCGCCAAAGGGCGTCATTGCAGAAACCCGCGATGAAGTCATGGCTCGCACGTCGCAACCGTCTCTGCAAGGCCAGCCTGCTATCGGCAAGGGCAAAGGGCTTGACGACATGGCGCGGGCTGCGATTGAGGCGGGGTATTTCCCGGACCTGCAAAGCAAGCCTGAAGACAATCTCGCCAATGTGCTGATGGATGCGCTGCGGGCGGAAATGGCTGGTCAAAAGCGGTTCATTCCGGGGCAAGAGGGCAATGCTGATCTACAAGGATTGGCTGCGGAACTGGACCGGCGCGGCATTGATCTGGCGCTGTCGAATGACGAGATTGCGGCGGCTTTGGCTCAGGATGCTGACGGCAAGACGTTGTTTCAAGAAGGTTATCGGGGGATGCACACTGCCCCGATGAATGAGGACGGCAACGCCAGTCTTGCAGACATCGTTCAGGTGTTTGGCGATGACATTCTGGGGAAGAATGCGCTGCGGTATTTTGGGACTGGCAACGATGCCATGGACCGCGCTACAATCAAAATTATCCAAGACGCCGCCAAGAACCCCGGTAAGCCGATCACTATCTACCGCGCGGTTCCAGCCGGGACGGATGCAATCAACGCGGGTGATTGGGTGACTGTCAACCGTGCCTATGCTGAAAGTCATGCCAACTATTCCGATGATCCGACAGAGATCATTGAAATGCAGGTTTTCCCGACTGAGGTTTTTTCTGACGGCAACAGCATTCACGAATTTGGCTATGATCCCAGTGGCAAAGATGCGCGCCGCACCTATAATCAGCCCGCCTACCACGGCACACCGCACCTATTCGACAAGTTTATGACTGACCGGATTGGTAGTGGGACGGGCGAAAAAGCCTTTGGCTGGGGCTTGTATTTTGCGGGCCGCAAAGAGATTGCCAAGCATTACCGCGATAATTTGTCTGGGATGCAGAAATCCAAGGTAGAGTTAGCACTGGCAAAACACGGCGGAGATGTTGACGCAGCCATTGCGGGGGTAAATGCAGAAATCGACCGTCTGGCCGCGCTGTCGCTTGATGCAGGTAGCAAGGCCATGCAGGCGCGCAAAATTGCGGCGCAACAAGAGACGTTGCAGGCTCTGGATAATTTCAAGAAAAGCGGCAATAACGAAGGCCGTCTGTTCAAGGTGGACATTCCCGAAGATAGCGATTTGCTGAATTGGGAAGTGTCCTTGGCAAAACAGCCCCGGAATGTGCGTGAAAAGATGGCCGCTCTGGTGTCAGAGGTCGCGGCTGCAACAAAGAATGATGGTGATCGCAAGGATATCGAGAAGGGCAAGGCAACCGGGGAACTTTTCTATCGTCGGCTTTCGCAATATCTCGCCACGAAAAACCAGACCGGCACAGTGTCGGACGACGCAGCGGCTTCTTTGGCGCTAAAAGATGTAGGCATTCCCGGCCATCGGCTGTTTGATGGTCCTTCGGCAAACGCCGGGTTCATGGAACGCAAGCAATTCAACTATGTGATCTATGACGAAAACGCGGTGAACGTTCTCGAATATGATCAGCAAAACCGCGCGTCTATCGTATTCCCGTCTGGCGGCATTGACGGTAGGCAAACCGTCATCAGCATGTTCGAAAACAGCGATCTGTCCTCGTTTCAACACGAAATTGGGCATTACATGCTGGAAGTGTTCAACGTGCTGGCGGGCGAGGATTCTGCACCGCAAGACATGCGCGACGACATGGCCGCAATCCAGAAGTATCTGGGCATGGAACCGGGGGCCAAGCCCACTGTCGAGCAACACGAACTGTTTGCACGGACGTGGGAAGCCTATCTCATGGAGGGCAAGTCGCCGACGCTAGAATTGGCGGATGCCTTCGCGCGGTTCAAGGCGTGGATGGTGCGAATTTACCAAACCGTCGCTGGCCTGAAGGTCAAGATCAACCCGGAAATTCGCGCCGTCATGGATCGCATGATTGCCACGGATGAAGAAATCCGCGCGGCTCGGGCCGAGCAGGCGATGAAGCCGCTATTTACCGACGAGACTGCGGCGGGGATGACGCCGGGCGCGTTCAAAACCTATCAGCGCATGGCGCGCCGGGCCACGGAACAGGCCGAACAATCGCTGCTGGAAAAGACCATGGCGGTAGAGCGGCGCAAGATGGAGGCGTGGTGGAAGGCTGAATACAAGCAAGTCTTGGATCAAGTAACCAAGTTTATCAACTCGCAGCGTCCCTACCGGCTGACGGAAATGCTGGCAAACCAAGTCTGGCTGTCTGACACGCCTAAAACCGTGCCTGACATGCAGATTGATCGCAAGCAACTGGTGGACATGTTCGGCGCTGGTGTCCTTGCTGAACTGAGCCGGGAGAAGCTTGGCGGCAAGCGGGCGATCTACAAAGACGGCGGCGCAAGCCCCATGGAAGTCGCCGATCTGTTCGGGTTTGCAAATCCGCAAGAGATGGTGGATATTCTGCAAAACGCGGGCAAGCGCAAAGATGCCATCCGCGCGGAAACAGACCGCATCATGCGGGACCGCTATGGTGATCCCTTGACCGATGGCAGCATTGAAAGCGCGGCGCTAGAGGCCATTCACAGCGAACAGCAGGCAATGACCGTGGCAAGCGAGGTAAGGCATCTGGCGGTCCGCGCTGGCGTCTCTACGCGCAATTTGACGGCGCAGGTATTCCGGCAACGTGCGCGCCTGATGCTGGGCCGCATGACGGTATCGGAAGCGGGCAACCCCAACGCATTTCTGGCTGCTGGCCGCAAAGCTGCAAAGCGGGCTGAAGACGCATTTGCGCGGGTGGCTGGCGGCAAGGATTCGCAGGACGCCTTGATGGCGGCGACACGGCACAAAGAACAGCAACTGCTCAATCATTATCTCTATCTGGAAAGCCGCGATTTTGCCCGTGAGTTGGACTCGGGCCGGGAGAAGATGCGCGGCTATACCAAGGCTTCGGTGCGGGCAAAGCTGGAAGGCGGCTATATCGAGCAGATCGACACGCTTCTGGATGCCTATGATTTCCGGGTGCAAAGCAAGAAGCAAGTTGCTCGCGCGGAAAGCCTGACCGCATTTGTCCAGCGGATGACAGACGCCGGGCGCGCAGGCGAGTTGGCGATTGATCAGCGGGTCATTGATCGGGCGAAGAAGGTGCATTACTCGCGCCTGTCCGTCGATGAACTGCGCGGGCTATTCGATACGATTGCCAATATCGACCACTTGGGCCGGTTCAAGCAAAAGCTGATCGACGCTGCCGAACAGCGTGACCATGACGCGGTGGTGGATGGAGTGTTGGCTGAATTTGATGCCAACGTGAAGCCAAATCCGCCGTCCAGAACGCCGGATGCAGGAGAACGCGCTGCAAAGAAGGGCCGGGACTATCTCAACTCGGTTCTCAATGCCGACACGCTGTTGCGCGAAATTGACGGGTTCAAAGACCTTGGCCCGACTTGGACCGCAATGAAGGCCAAGATTGATCAGGGTATGTTCCGGCTAACCGAACGCCGCAAAGCGATGGGCGAGGCGTTTGACAAGATTTACAGCGCCTATTCCCTTGCGGAAAAGCGCGATATGTCGGCCAAGAAACAGAACGCCGCGCTTGGCATTCCGATGTCAAAATGGGACTTGATCGCGCTGGCGCTCAATACGGGCAACAACGACAACTTTGAACGCCTAACAAACCCGAAATCGCCGGGGCACTTCGATGCGGCAGGCATTCAATCGGCTTTGACTGAGTTGACGGAACGGGATTGGGCGACGGTCCAAGCCACATGGGATTATATCAACAGCTTCTGGCCGGAAATTGCGGCCAAGGAAAAGCGGCAGACGGGCGTTGCGCCGAAGAAGGTAGAGGCAAAGCTGATGGTCAACGCCCCGGCTGGCGTCACGGGCGGGTATTACCCCATTCGGTATGACGGTCGGCTGTCTGGCTTGACCCAAGATTTCAGCCAAAAGGAAATGGCTGACTCCTTGATGGGCGGCATGTTCGGCAAGGCGCAAACCCGCAACGGTCACACTGAAGCGCGCGTCTCAACGACGAAACAGCCGATCTTGCTTGATCTGGCCGTGGGCCATCAGCATGTCGAGCAAGTGCTTTATGATCTTGAAATCGGGGAAGCCGTCGCCGGATCATGGAAGGTGCTGCATGATGGCCGGATTCGCTCGGCCTTTATCAATGCGGGCAAGCAATCCGACTGGGATGCGTTGGAAATCTGGCAACAGGATGTTGCCTCGGGTGATCGCGCTGCGGCTGGCGGCGTCCAATCCATGATGCGGATGCTGCGCACCGGCTTTACCTTCTCGCGGCTGGCGTTCAACCTTTCCACGGCATTGATCCAGCCTTCTGGGCTTGTGCAATCGGCGGTCGTGATCGGCAAGGAAGCTGTCGCCAAAGGCACCATCTCATACATGCAGAACCCGGCGCGTTGGGTGCGTGATGTGACCGAAGTTTCGTCGCTGATGCGTGAGCGTAAGATGACCTTTGAGCGGGACATCAACAACGCTGTCGGGGATCTTGCCCTAAGTCAAGACGGCACGTCTTGGGTGTCCAAGTCGGCAAATTGGGTTAGCCCTGTTCTGGGCAATGCTGTGGTCGGAACGTCGATGCGGTGGCAGAAATTCCAACGCGATGTGCTTATGCCCGCATCGTTCTGGATGATGCAATCGGTCCAATTCTATGCTGTGGATATGCCGACATGGGTTTCGGCCTATCAGAAGGAATTGGCCACATCTGGTGACGAAGCCAAGGCGCGCACATATGCCGACACGATCACAAAACGTGCGCAAGGGTCCGGCTTGATTTCGGATCGCGGGATGCTGGAACGCGGGACGCTGAACCGCAATTCCAGGCAACAGGAACTGCCGAAGCTGCTGACGGCGCTTGGGTCTTACATGTTTGCCAAGGGCAACGTGGCATATGAGCAGGCCATGAAAACGGACTTCAAAAACCCCGTGCAAGTGATGTCGTTCGCGGTGGATATCGCCCTGCTGTTCACTCTGGAAGCTGTACTTTACGCGGCGGTGAAGGGCGGATTGCCTGGCGATGATGAAGAGCCTGCCGATTGGGCCGCATGGTTGGCAAAGCAGACCCTGTTCTCGGCCATGTCTACCCTTCCGGGATTCCGGGAATTGTCGGGCGCAATGCAGGGCTACGGCGGCGGCGGGGTTCTCGGGTCGTCCATTGAAGTGATGGCGCGGCCATTCATCCAAGCCGGTCAGGGTGATTATGACAAATCGGCGGTGAAGGCATTTACTGATGCGGCGGGCATCACGCTGCATCTGCCATCTGCGCAGATCAAGAATATCATCGAAAACATGTTTGAAGCCGACATGTCCGTCAAGGCAAGCCCTGATTTCGGCGGCATGGCGATGGGTGGCAAGGGTCGCACTCTAGCTGACATGCTTTTCGGAGACTAAAAACAGCGAATTATCATGGTCATCCAGCCATAGTTAGCTGGGCCAAAAGCCCAAAATAAGTCATGTGCGCCTCCATTCGGAAAAGGCGCGAAGCATCCCACAAAAAACAGACCGCGATTAAGCCATTTCGATGGGTTTTTTCGCATGGAGAAACAGACCATGGCATCAACCTACGCAGATAGGATCAACGGGGTGGAAACCGCCACGGCGATCAAGCCCCCGGCTCGAGTGGCGACAACGGCTAATATCGCCTTGACCGGGTTGCAAACCATTGATGGCGTGACGGTTGCTGCTGGTG